CATCTGGAACAGTTTGTTCACTGCTCCTTTTGAGAAGGAGAATTCGACACCACCGGTAATGTCGGTTTGTACGTCACTGCGGTGAAGATCAACAATAGCCATTTTTCAAAAAGTCCTCATAACAAATTAATTCTTGGGAACGATAAACATCAAAGCGATCCAGCCGATTGCCGCAGCTGTCAACGCAATAAAGCTAAGAGTGTTGTTCGGGGAGTTAAGCATGATCGCCGCTGCGTACATGTTAACCACAATGATCGGTGTATCCCTTTGCATCATCAAATCCTCATAATAAAATTCATATTAACAGTATATCATGCGGCAACTGCGTTGTCAAGAACGATCCACCAGTAAGGGGTCCTGGTGTTTTTCCATGTTGCGAAGTGCGCCTTGTGCGTGATGTAATACTTTCGATATGCTGCAACTGTGTCGTATCCCATGCAATCATCAGGCATACACTGAGGCGGGTCAGAGATCCAGCCATTGTCAGGTATGACCTGCCTTGCCGTGATCAGATCACTGAGCAAATCTATAGTTTTGTGCTGCTTCTTATAGCGCCAAGTGTACTCCAACAGCAGGTAATACAAAAGGTGCAGTGCATACTCATAATGCTGGGCCGACTGTCGAACCCAAACAGCACTGGGATGGTTTTTGTGAGTCGATTTGTAGAGGGATTCCGCTGTGCAACCGTACTCCCTCGCTGCAGTGCTCAAGAGTTGAGCAGTTTCGACTATCATTTTGACCACATGTTTGTCGCAATGCATCTGAGCGCAAACTAACGGGTCACGATCGAGATAAAAGATGTTCATTGTGCGCTAAGCAATCCAAGAATAAAGTATGCAACAGCAAGGGACATTGTCACTGTACTTCCCCACCCTTCTTTTGGTGCTATGAGCGTCGCTGCTACAAAAATATTCATGATAATGAAATAAAATGATGATTGATCCATGATAAACTCCTTCTCAAAAACTACTATTAAGACACCATCGTGTAGAGAGCCAGACGCTTCCAATCACCGCCGACAGCATCCATCTCGTAGCGAATCTTTGCCACCATCGTTGCGGTACGGATGTTCAGGTCAGAAGCTTGTTCTGCATTTTGACGGATGAACTCGACCACATCTTTCTTGATGTCTTTGCCATACTGGGGCATGAATTCGTTGCTCATGACCACGGTTGCGATGCGCTCAACTTTCTCTTGGAGAGTCATCGACACATCGCACTTCAGCGAGCGAGACAGAATCGCCTGGGGCATCTGACCTGCGGACAGGTTGGAGATGAAAATCACACGACCGACAAACTCGAACCGGTTCGGGAGATCTTCACGCTCCGAGAATTCAGCATTCCAGGAGATAACACGCTTGTCATAGGAATCAAGCGCAGCCTTCAGAATGTTTGCACCAATCGGATCCTTGAAGACCGAGTCGCAGTCATCGAAAATGATGGTCATACCGTTGTTTTCAAACAGGGTGCGGTACAAAGCCTTAGCAGTGCTATGACCTTTGACGAAGATATAGTCGCCATGCTGATCACCAATCCCCATTTCCTTTTTCCCCATCGATTGCAGGGTGTTGGTAACGGTATGAGTTTTGCCAAGTCCACCAGGGCCCGCAACAATCAGGGAGTTCGACACACCCATGGCGACCATTTTTACGAACTGTTCGATGAACTCGAACCGCTCATTGATACCAAACTCGACTTTCGGAACTTCAGGAGCAGCCTCAACAGACTCAGACGGAGCAGTGAACCCCATCAGTTTGAGACGCTTTTCAACGAACTTCTTGGACTGCGATTTCGACACAACTTTGCCGTCAGCCCAGCCTTCGAACTTATTAGTTGCATCGTTAAATTTAATCATGGTCTTCATAATATTTCCTATCTCACAAATGTTTCGTTATTCAATGATTCACATTATACAGATATTTGTTTTTTGTGCAACCTTTATTTTCTGCTCTTTTGTGAATCTTTGCGAATCCGTTTAATCACACTATGAGGCCATTATGAAGTAATCATGATTTATTGTCAACCGTTCCTTTCCTGTTTAGCCATATTTGGCATATCCTTGATTCCACTCACGATTTATCTTCTCTATGTGAGTAAGGGGCATACGCCATAGTGTTCCCGGGCGGTACGACCTTTCATACTCCGTAGCGTCTACCGTTTTGCGGTTAATCTTAGTAACAACCGCAGTAACATGGTAGTGTCCACCTCGGCCCTTGCCGTTGCAGGTGAATTCGATCAGGTCTCCGACTTTCACTTTTGCTCCAATAGGTTACGTTCCTTTTTGTCCAAATCTTTCAAATGAGCGTCTAACTCCTTGAATTTTTTGGCATGATACAACTCTAGTGCTCGGCTAGCCGGTGCCAACCAGGTACTGTAGTATTTGACGGCAGATTTATACATGATGCACCTCAAAAATACTGGACACGGCTCGAATCATCAGGAGCTCCGGTGGTCTCGTTCCAATCCAGGTAACGAAAACCCTTATAATTGCCTGAATTAAAAAGGACTTCTTCGATCATCACCATTACACCCCTACGGACATCCACACGTTTCGGGTCATCGCTAGCAAGCATCGTGTTAGCGAAGGTTTTCATGTATTCAACATCTACTGTTTTGCGTTTTGCCATTTTCATCTCCTTACTCAATGATTCACAGTATACAGTAATTTGATTTAATGTCAATCCATCTTTTTGATCATTTCTCGAGCTGCATCAGCACCCGGTCCCACGTCAGTAGCGATCGTCACACGTCCAGGGATCATTGCGTCCGCAACAAGAAAGCCGTTCTCTCGTAGTGTCTTTGCGACATACGCTGCATGTTCCGCATTAGCAAAGTAGAAGTCGTGTTCTCCCCACCCTGCAAGCTTGGTTTCCTTAAGAATATTCATTTCTTCCCTCTACTCAATGATTCACAGTATACAGAGAAATTAATTAATGTCAACCTCAGTGAAATTGTTTCTCTTGTAGAGTTTTAGGTGGGAATCGAATTTGTCCCCCATGTTTTCACGGTGTGAGATGACAAACAAGTTGGTGCTGCTCAAGCTGCCTATGATGTTGAAAAAGTTTTCCACGCCGATGCCGTCGAGCGACTGATCTAGCACTTCGTCCATGATCAGCAAGTTGACATTAATAGCGTTCTTCATGCGAGCGATTTCTCGGAAGGTGAACAGCATGGCTAGATCGATGCGCTGCTTCTCGCCCTCACTGAATGACTCATATGTGAAGGAGTCACGATAACGACTCTTCACTGTCTCGTTGAAGTTCTCATCCAGTTCGAACGACACAAACAGATCCAGGTGCGACAAGTATGTGTTGATCAGTTTATTGAACACTGGAACATACTGCTTAATGATCTTCGTTTTGATGCCTGTATCCTTTAATAATGATGCAGTGGCCTCATTGTATTCTTGCTGAATGACTACTTCCTTGCGGTCCTTATCACGGGCGACGATTTCCTTTGAGATGACTTTTAGCTTTGCACGCTCACTGTCAACTGATGCTGAGTTACTCAGTAGGTCAGCCATCTCCCCTTGATACTTCTGTACCAATCTCTGGGCAACAGTGATAGAACTCTGAGCAGTACCAACCTCGCCCTGTATCTTTTGTAGTTCTTTTTGTCTAGTCTCTGTATCTTCGACCTCTCGATTAATACTTCCCATGAGTTCTTCAATGTTCTCCAACCCTTTCTGAAATTCCGATAGTTTCTCGTCTACCTTTTTAATGATGCCCTGACGATGATGATCCTCGACTGTTTGATGGCAGGTAGGACACACATCGATAGATGAGTAAAAATCTTTGTCAGATGTTTGCTTCTCAATGTTTTTCTGAATCTTGTCCTGAATGCTGATCAGGTCCTTCAGCTTGGTTTGAACCTTGGTTAGGTTCGCTGTTGCATCCGATAGTTCGTCTGCTTTGCTTTGTAGGTCAGCAATCTTCTCATTCAATGCTCTGATTTCATCGAGTGCCGAGTCGATTTGAGCTTGAACTTCATCAGTGCGAGTCTGTTTCTCTTTCTCTAGAGTCTTGATGAATGATTCCTGCATTCGTGCCTTCTCTTTCAGCAAGGTGATCGCTGTTTTGATGGTCTTCTCTTTATCATCAGTGTCCTTTGCGTGTTGTTTCAACAGCTGGTTCATCAGCGAAAAGATTTTAATGTCAAGGACGTCTTCGATAAACTCACGGCGCTGAGATGCCTTCAAGCGCATGAATGGAATATAGTTACCTGATCCCATGATAACTACCTGCGTGAAAGTTCTGAAGTTCATTTTCAGAATACTCGTCTCGAGGACCTTTTGATAATCCCTTGATGCAGCGTCCTGATTTAGCAGTGTTCCGTTTTTATAGATCTCAAAAATGTTAGGCTTGATACCACGCTTGACGATGTACTTGACTTTACCTACCTTAAAGTGAATCTCGGCAAGACAATTCTTGCCGTTGATACTGTTCACTAGTTGGGGTTTGTTGATGTTGCGATAAGGCACACCATATAAAGCAAAGCAAATCGAGTCCATCATGATGCTGGACTTACCAGAACCATTGGTGGCAGTTACAAGAGTTGTTTTGTTTTTGGTGTATTCGATTGTCAGTGGTGCATTACCTACTGACATAAAATTAGTTACAACGATCTTCTCGAATGTTATCATGCGTCTTCCATATGCTGTGCTTCAGTGTAGAGCTGCTTGACAAAACGCTTCAACCGATCTTTATCTAGACCGGTGTCAACAGCATCAATGTATTTTTCAAGCATAACAGAAGTATCCTCGATTTTCAAATCTTCTTCATCATGGACATTGTCAGCGTCAAAGTCTGTTGTATTTTCGATTACCTTTAGTTCTGTAGGATTCAACGCATATAGTTTGCTCATGAAACGATCAAACCCATACAGGTCTTTCTTGTTCACCACAATGACCTTGAGGTACATGTTAGCTACATCATCAACATCTACGGTTTTCCAATAGTCCGAAACTTCACCATCATCGTTATAGACGATCTTTTTGAAGATGACATTATTGTTAGGATGGAACTCGAGTTCTAGGGTATCAGAGTCCCAGGTGTGGAATCCTTTTTGTGAGTCGTGGTCAATCCAGGTGATTTGATAAGGGACACCAAGATAAAATATATGCCCATCATCTGATTTATGGTGAAAGTGACCAGATAGTACAGTGTCGAACTTTTTAAATTTGCTAGAATTTGTGCCGCCTTCATGTTTATGTCCTTTATCCATTTCAAAACCGTCGAACTCAAAGTGCCCCATTGCTACAGTGGCCTTCGTTTTCTTTACCATCTCCATCGTAGCCTTGACGTTTGAATCATTGATCCAAGGCACAAATAGCACAGTTGTTCCGCCGACCATAACTTCGGTCGTTTGAACATATGCATTTATATTGTGGTACTCTTTCAGAAGAAGAATCGGGGAGTTTACGTCGTTAGTGTTCTTGAAGTACACATCGTGGTTCCCCACGATGATGTCCATCTCAATCTCATTCTCTAACAACCAATCAAAAACATGACGCTTCCACTCATTCAGAACCTGAAAGTTAACGAACTTTCTTCGATCAAAAATATCACCAAGCTGAACTACCCTTTTAATGTTGTTCTCTTTCAAAAACGGAAACAACTGCTCGGTGAAGAATGAGATGTGATACTTAGTGAATGTTAAACTGTCGTTTCTTGCGCCAATATGTACGTCACCTAGTACAACTACCTTCATTATTTTTCCCCTTCAACATCTTCCAAAATAATCTCAAGGGTAGTTTTGGGTTTCTTTTTGGCCTCAATCTTATCCTCAAATTCTTTAGTGTTAAAATAACTATGCTCACGCATGAATTCGACAGCGGGTTTAAATGATGTAGTGCCCGTCTCTGAATCAGTCATTTCAATTAGTTCATCAAGTGGAAGTTCTTCCAGAAGCTTAAACTTGATATATTGCTGTTTCTTCTCGATCTGAATTCGTCTAAGGAAAGCAAAGAATGTTATCTGTGTGAAGTACGCAAAAGGATTACTTGACTTAGCAGGGTCGAAGTTATCGATAACTGCTAAACAGTTTTCAATAGCATCACCGATCATTTCTTCACGGAATGAGTAATTAATAAAGTTCGGTCGATACGAAAAGTGAGTGCATATGTCTTGAATGCATTTACCTAGGTAGTTGGAGATCTGTGGTTTATCTTTTCCAGCAGCCAATGCAGTGGCAACAAGTTCTCGTCTTTCGATTATAGCTGCTAGAAACTCCTTGTTATCAACATAGTTATTTTTACTCATATTAAATCCTTAGTGTGTTACTGTTAGTTTATCTTCATACTGCCCCATGAGGAAGGTATAAAAGTCTGTGTGAACTTGCTCTTTTTCAGGAAGTGGAAGGTTGTATTTAATTCCTGACTTCATCAACACCATATATGTGTCTCTCAAAGCATCGTCGATGAGTTTACCAGTGATTGATCCTGTTCTAACTTGCTCAGCTAATTCATTTTGAATCATTTTTAGTTCTGTATTAACCACCATCGACCCATAGATGTTTCTATGACGCTCATCCAACGTGTTGATACTGACAATATGGTCACCTTGCACAAAGTAGGTCAAATCGTCAGTGAACACTTGCCAAGGTGAAAGCATCATGTTAGTTCTGCCTTCCATATGAATTACCTTGGCTTGGTATGGTTGATAGAGCTTGATCAGATTTTGACTTTCAACTGCATCATCATGAATCAACTCGGCAAAAATCTCTTCGCCGGTGATCATTTTAATGCAAACTGTTCTGCTGTTGCTGTTGCTCAATTTCTATCTCCGTAATTTTGTAGTTAAACCCTTGCTCTGAATAGATTTCCAGGCGCTTTTTAAAGTGCTCATAAGTGTAATTCTTCTTGGCCTTCCGGGTCACGGTCAGGTCATCTGCAATATCGAAGAGCTTAAAAACATCCTTGTCATCAGCTTTACGCAATCCTCGACCAATACTTTGCAACACTCGAACAAGCGATTTAGTTGGAGATGCAAAAATAACATTGTGCAGGCGTTTAATGTTTACACCTGTTGAGAAGACTCCCACACTTGCTACAACAATAACATTTTCACCTTTCTCTGTCAAATTTCGAGCAAGTTCTCTTGCGTCAACATCTGTATCTCCTGAAACGAAAAAGATTTGACGGTCAGGCATCTTCTCAGTTAGCATATCGTATAACACTTTACCATGCTTTTCAACATACTGAAAGAGGATGAGTGTATTACCTTCTAGTGACTGAGCTAGATTCCTGATAAACTTGTTTCTGCGAGTGTGTGCGACCAAGTATTTCATCTCATCTTGATAGGACACTTTCTTGAATGCGAGTGAGGTATCTTTTGAGTACTTCAACAGCAAGCACACAATATGAATATCAGACAGGAGTCCTCTATCAATCAGTTCCCGAGTTGATGCCACTTTAATCACATCACCGTATAGTGCTATCAGCATTTGACGGTGGGTTTTAGAATCATTCAATGAACCTGTCAACCCGACCTTATGAGTTGCATAGGTGCACTTCTCCATGATGCTTGTTAATGAAGCAGCGGCACCCAAGTGCACTTCATCAGTGAACACTGCGTCATATTGAGTGAACCATTTTGGATGCAGTTTGTATATCGATTGCCATGTGGTGATTGTCACCTCAGCATCAGTCAACTTCTCTTTGCCCGAGTAGATTTGATGAATCATATCATCAATATCGTGGTTCAGATTCACTGAATACTCATGAAAGTCTTTTGCCATCTGAGCCACAAGTCCTGTGGTGGGAACCATGAGCATTACACGCTTTTGCATTTTAAGCATGTATCTAATGATGATGTATAGGGTTAGTGATTTTCCGCTTGCCGTCGGTGAGACAACTATAAGCCGCCTATCACGGATTGCTTTATATGCAGCAATGTATTGATAGTCACGCACTTCTAAATCACTGGGTAATTTTAACGACTTGACGAACTCATGGAGCTCTTGAGGTGTTATATCTTCTCTATCAGTAGGGAGACCGAATTTTTCAGACTCCTTTACGATCAGTTCATATTCATACGTCTCACAAAATTTTTTTAATTGACTCAAAAGACCGTGATGCAGCAATCCCTTGTAGACAGAAAACAGCTTGATATAACCGTCCCAAACCTTCATCTTTACACGTGGGTTAAACTTAGCATTAGGGATCTCAAACTTGAAATACTCTTCCAGTTCGGCCTTAATGCCTATATCGCAGTTAACCTGCAGATACGTTTCGTTTAGTTTGGTTACGGTTATCTGTTCCATTATCCACCATTGATGAATTTCTGATAGTCGAGCAAGGTTTTCATTTCATATCCACGTGATCCGATGGCCTTCATAATGTACTCAATCATTGCTAAAGCTGTGTTGTAATATTCAAGACGCTCTTCAATCTCAATGAGATCGGCGTCTTGATCGAATAGTTGGTTTAGTTCTGACATGCTGGGTTTTAGCCCTTGCCACTGACCCCAACCATGTTCCTTTAGTTCATCAAGAGTGAATTCACCTCGATAATATCGACGTTTAATCGCTTTGAGGGTATTCAGCTTGCGAAGTGTTGCAGCACGCTTTGCTCTAAAGTACACCAGATAGTCTAGGTACTTTGCATGTAGCATGGGTGTTCTGATTAACTCGGTTTCGAACCGGGTGTTATCGATGCTTGAATCTTTTTTCCATTCTTCTTTTACTTCTTCAATCGTAGGCATTTTATAATGTGGTTAGTTGAACATAATTTAATATATCACATCTGAGGAATGATCTCAAATCTTCTTGGGTTGTTTCATTTGAACAACACTTGGATAAAAAGATTTGACATAGTAAAAAGATCGCTATATGCTAGCATATGTGCCCATGATGTAAGTCATATTGAAGTTGTAGTTATGACAATGTAAAGTAATCGTACTCAAAAGTAACACCGAAAGTTAATGGCTGAATATCAGCTGCAGCAATTGAGAAATTCAATGAACCGATATTCATGGGCCATACATCAACAAAGCTGAATGTCTTGCTGCCTATAATCACTTGGCAATCAGAGAACCCTTCAACTGCTTTGTTGAGTACACTCATGTCTTTAATCCACTTGTATAGCTCGGTGTAGGAACTCATTTCCTTGTCAACCAATATCTCTGCAAACAGAGGTTGGTGATTTACCTTTTCACCCTGCCAATTTAGATCTAGAAAAGGGGTCTTTTGTTCGACAGGTGAGAGACTTAGCTCAGGCAACGTGATCGACTGACAGAAAAATTCTGTGTTGGGAATCTTATCGAATACTAGCTTAAATTGTGTTGGATTCAATAAACTAAGATCGAACCCATCGCACCCCATTTTCATTGGCATAAAAATTCCTTAAGCAGCGTCTTTCTTGAACTTAGCAAGAATCGACTGGACAAATTTTGTTCCTTTAATTCCGTTATATGCTCTTACCCACAAAGGATAGAAAGCGACACCAACTGCGAAACCGACGATAAAATCAACCATGTTATTCTCCTTGAATTAAATGCATATTTATACTTGCCAGTTATCCGTTTTCTCTTCTTCACCCGTTTTCTCTTTTTCAGCTTTCCACTTGTTCAATATATGGGTTGCTAGAGAATATTCGTCTACGTTAGGGATAGGATAACCACGTTCTAAAAGGTGACGGGCGAGGTTGAATGCCTTGTCCCAATCAGTTGTTTCTTCACTTTCAAACCTATCAGTGTTTCTCAAAACCTCAGGATATTTCAGCATCCTGCTGTCAGCATAATCCATTATCTCTTTATCTG